TCAACATTTCTAAATACAACAACATCAGCTGTGCTTCTTCCGTGATTCGGTTCATATACACTTACTGTTGTAGATCCAGATGTAATGGTAAATGGATTTGCGGGTAACAATGCAGCCACTGCAGGTTCTGTTCTTGCAGGTCTTGCATTTTGTAAACCTTGTGCATCACCGCCTTTTGGTTTTGGTTCTAACTGTGGATGTTTTGCTTCGTATTCAGAAAAATGAACTAAGGATCCATTCCATTCTCTTACCATTTCAGAATAAGGAAATGCTTGGCCACTTCTATCAGAAATAGCTTGTGAATGTTTTCCTCTAGCAAAAGCCATTATACACCATCTCCATAGAATGTTTGAGGTGAGATATATAAAGAAGTTCTTTGACCATCTTCAGTCAATGCTCTTTGTAATTCATCTTCATAAACAAGTTTTAAAGGTTGAACGAGTTCAGGTGAAAATTTTAAAGCTAAATAATATGCTAAACCTGCTGTCATTGCAGGAATAAATCTGTAAGCCACATCTGCAGTATTGGTATAAGCACCTGCATCTTCTATTCTTGCGATGTAGTAAAATTTTAATAGGTAACTTGCTCCAGAAAAAGAAGATCCTGGTGTTTGATATAAAAACACACTTGGAGCCACGGTTCTTTGTACATAATACTGTGAAGGAGTTCCTTTAGATAATTTATTTGGAAGTGCGGCATAATCTGATCGATCTATTTTAGTTAAAGTCGTATCAACAGGAGCAGTCGCTGTGGTGTTATCTCTAACATAAGCTTCTAACACATCATTAATATCGGTTGGGAAATTGGTATTATCACTTGCATAATTATATTCTGCTTGTCCTTCAACAAGTGGAACAGAAGCAGATTTCACTTTCCAAAGATGAATGCCACGGTTTCCCCATTCTGAAAACAGAATGTTGAGTGAACGTCTTGCACTTTTTAATTGCTGACCTGTTCGTAGACCGCGAAGCGATGTTCTTTCAAAAGCTTCTTCTATTATGTCGTCGATCGAAAGATCGAATGATGTAGTACCAGAGGTAGCCATCTAACCTCCTATTTATCTAATAATATAGTCGCAGCAGTTAAACTTGTAAATGCGGAAACTGTCATTCCATCTACAAATAAAATTCCATCTTCTGGAATATTAAATGCAAATACATCACCTGCTGGTGCATCACCAATAAATTGTGTAACTGAATTTCCGTCTTGTAAAGTTATGGATCCAGCACTCGCTGTTGAATTAGAAAGAATAATTCCTCTTAATCTTGTTCTTCCAGCAAATACAGAACCAGTGCCAGTAACTCTAACTGCTTTTACATCTGATTTCATACCCATTAATTTTCTCCTTAGTTAGGTGCTCCCGAAGGAGCACCATAAATTATTTATTAGCTCTCTGCGCCGTTGTCTACGACTGTGTATGTAAATACACCAGTTATAGTTCCGCCTGTAGCTGCAGATGCACCAACTTTACCTGTTACAGTAGTTGCAGCAGAAATTCCACCTGCAACAACTAATGCACCATCAGCTCCTTTTAAAGAACCTTTAGTGTCAGCGTCTACTTCATTGAAGAAACCATCGTCGTCTGCAGATGATCCAATGTCAACTGTTGGGTTAGTACCACCTGTTGCTCCGCCAATAGTCATGAAAGAAACTGGTACAGCACCTGTAGGTAAAACAAAAGTTTCGCCTGAAGATGATGAAGTTCCAATTCTTACATTTGTTGCAGAAGCTGCAGTTGGGTCAAATGAAATAACTTCTGATAAAGTTACAACACTTGGTGTTGCATTTCCTTTTCCAGCACCGCCATTTGATCTAACGATACCTTGGAATGTAGTTGTAGCCATAGTATTATCCTCCTAATTACATTGACATAGTTGTTAGGCCATCGACTATACTCGTCTATGTCAATTTAGTTGTATAGTAAGTATAATATATAGAAGTTTTGTGAGAAGTGCAAGGTATCCCGTAGTCCAAACACACTTTTTATCAATTTAACTACTAACTAGCCAGCAAACTGATGTATTTCTAAATCAGTAGAATTAGCATAATTATATGCCTCTTCTTCTTGTGCTTTTAAGATGGATCTAATTACTTTTTTGATCTCATCTCCTAGCTGTAGCATGTCTGTTGTTATCTTGCCATCATTTTGAAGGTACATCTCGTTCCATTTAGACTCGAGTTGTATCTTCTTGGCGAAGAGTAACATCGTGCTTTGTGCCATCGTTAACCTCCTCGTAGGTTATATAGAACCCAGCGCCAGTGGCAGTACCACTGAATTTCAATGGATTCGGCTCCCATTCTATAGCATTTTTTCCTAGATAGTCAATGATTTCTTTATGCACCTGTTGCATAGTAATCATAGAACTATCGGTTTCCTTATAGAATTTTGTCTGTACTTCTTTCGTATAAATCTTAAATAGATATTTTCTCACACTCTCTCCTTTACCTTATGTTGATGGGCGGGTCAACCCCGCCCATCGAATAATCTTACGATTACGCTCCTGGCGAACCGTAGATACCTCTAGGGTCAGAGAAACCAAAAGAGTATCTCTCTCTAGCTTTGTATCTTACGTTACCAGTGTCGAAGTCACCTTCCATTTTAGTTGAGATAGGTGATCTCACGAACATTTTTAAGCCGTTAGGCACATCAGTTTTGATGAAGAACGCATCAGTATCAGTTAAGTAGTTGTTCACTACGTAACCTTGAGGGATCATTCCCATAGAACCGATTGCGTTGATATCATTATCAGCTGTACCAACTCTTTGAGAAGATTTCATTAATCTTTCCGCAGTGAATTGAAGTTCACTTGGGATGATTAATTTCATTCCTCTCGCAGCGACTTTAAGTCCTCTCTCATCAGTGAACGCAGCGATATCAATTAACGCTTGCTCTAAAGATGTTTCGTTCAAGTCAGCAGAAGTTGCTAACTCGTTAGAGAACGTACCAGCAATTGTTGGGTGGTCAGTAGCACAAAGCTCCTTACCATCACCACCTGCAAAAGAACTGTTAAATGCATTGTTTAATACATTCGCAGCTTTTACTTGCTTAGTGTTCGCCATAGATCTTGCTAAAGCTTTTGTATATCTAGACGCAAGTCTGTCATACAAGTTGTCTTCAATCGCTTCTTCAGTGATTGAGAAAGCAAGAGCTATTGTTTCGTGAGTGTATCTAGCAGTGAAAGTTTCTTGTGCGTTGTCATAAGCTACGCCAGATCCTTCTGGTTTAACTTCTGCGTTCGCGAAACCAGATAACATTACTTCTTCTTCAAAAGCTCTGTCACTGTTTTCTGTGTCGAAAATTTCAGTATGCTGATTCTCGTACTGTTTATATTCCAGGCCGAATAGGGCATTCAAACCTGGCTCTAGTTCTTTAACTAGCTGTGATCTTGAAATAGCCATAATTTATAATCCTCCTATTAGATTCCTGCTACTTGTTTAATGAAGTGCTCATTGATCGTTACAATCCAGTTAACATTTGCTGCTGTTAAGTCTGAATTGTCTGGATCTCTAGAGACACCCAATATTTTTAGCTGACCAGTAGATGTACCTAAAGTACCATCATCCAATTCTACTTTTGAAACGTAGTTTGGAGATGATCCAGCAGCGTACACAATGTCTGCTAAGTTCCCAACGTCAGTTTGTGCAGATGCACCTGCGTTGTCTGATTGTACTTCAAACCTTTGGTAAGGGTCATCAGCTACGAAACCGACAATGTCAGTTGCAGCATTTGAAGCCTCCAAATGGTTTGCCCATGTTGGTTTGCTTGTAGAAGCATCAGTATAGAAGACACCGTTAAGTGATCCTAATAATACATCGCCAGCTGCCGCTACTGTAATTGTACCAGTTGCTGCCATTTCGACAGGGTCATTCTGGTAAATCGCAGATGCAGATGCAGCGATTGAGTATTCGGATAAACCTTGAGCGTCTCTATTCTGACCAACTTTTCCGATTGCTCTCAGTCCGAAAGCAGCGTCTTTGTTTGCCATATAGTTTTTCTCCTATAATTGTTTAAGTTTATCCAGTGGTTTTGGAATCGTTAAAAGATTAACTTTTCTTTGAGCCACCGAAAGTAACACGAGTCTGTCGATCACTATTGATCGGCATACTTGGGTGCTGTTCCTTCATGAGATCGTTGTTAACTGCTTGTTCTCTATCTGAGGTTTGCTTATTGAAATAAGCTTCCCTAGATTTCGCAATCTCTTCGGGTATCCTTGCCAGCACAAGGCCGCCAACCCCAATCACTCCTGCATATTTGCCTTCCTTAACAGTTGGATAATCAGTTTCAGGATATTCATCGCTTCTTACGAGTTCCCATCCAGATCTGATTTTGCCTGACATGTTCTTTGTATCATCAAAGCCCATGCTTTCAGCTCTTATCCATCTGTGTCTGAATCCATCAGGCGCAGGTGGTGCATCTAAAGATGACGGGGGAGTCCAAGTTTGAGGACGTACATCCTTTGCTCTTGTTTGACTCGCACGAGAAGCTTTTATGTTTTTATCTTGTTCCATACGCTTATGCCTCCTTCGTGGTTAATTGTTTTGCGTACTCTTCGAGTGGCACACCTAATCTTTTAGCGATTGCTACTTGTGATGGTGTGAGTTTCACAGTTTTTCTGCGTCCTGTTGCGCTCGGACGTTTAGCTGACGCCACAGTTTGAGCAGGTCTTGCTCTTTCTGTAACAGTATCCTCTACCTTACCAAATTTATGCGGAAATTCAACCTTTATTCTTTTGTCAATTTCAGCATAGTATTCGTCTGATTGAGGATCAAAACCTTCTTCCTCGACTAGTTTTTTATGGATATCAAAAGCCGTATAAGTCATGGCAGAATCGTTACCAAACCAAGCATTTTTAGCTGCCCAAGCTTCCGCTTTAGCATCTGTTCTTGCTCCTTCTGGTAATTCATAACCATTATAAGTATCAACTGTTCTCGTTTGTTGTGGGTTGATATTTATTTCTTTTCGTGGCCTTTGAGCCTGTTCTTCATGAGCTGCTTTTAAAACAGATAGTTTAGAAGCATCTGCATTTAAATTTGCTAGTTGTTCTTGAGCCGCGACTTGTGCGTCAACGTCACCAGATTCAATAGCATTTCTAAGTGCTACTCTTGCTGCATCTAGGTTAGTTTTAACTCTAGTTTCAAACTCAGAAACATAAG